CATCTGTACCAGCGCTTTAAAAGCCGACGGATGAACGCCATTCAGATCGACTTTTTCCTGTTTCAGTACGGCCTGATAGATGTCGTCGGCTGAGTCGCCATTGACGTGACCATAAACAGGCTCAACGATGCGCATGGCTTCGCGGGTTGCCGCAAAAGCTCGGTTAGCATCAGCGGTGGCTTCGGCTTTGGCTTTGGTTACCAGGTCACGGATTGCACTGTCACCCATGGGCTTTTTGTCCTTATCCTTTTCGTCTTCTTCGTCGCCGGATTTTTTGTCATCCTTGTCTTTTTCTTCAGGCGAAATTCGAGCATCCACTCGGGTTCATTGAGCCGGGCCGAGATGGCTCTCACTACCTCTTCGTTGATGCCTTTTGCCAGTTCGTCGGCATCAGAATCAGATGCCCCGGCAAATTTGGTTTTAATCAGATCGGTCAAGCCGTCCATCAAAGTTTCCTCTCTGTCTTGTGAATCGCCGATGGCACATTCGATGCCGACCCGGCCTTTAATGGTCAATGCGACAGAATTGCCAGTAATGTTTCTGGCTACGCCGTCATATGCCTGACCCATGAATTCGCCTGGCGTCATGTCCAGTTCGAAGAATGAAGGGAATATCGAGAGCTCACGGCGCGTGGCCGTTTCAACGCCGCGTATGGCATCCTTGTCCCAAAGCTTCATGCTGGTAACGAGATACGGCGCTTCAAAGCGCGTGTCGCTGCCAGTGGCCCCGACGCGCTGTTGCGGGGTATCCGGCGTATCAAGTTGCGTGGGATGCTCGATGGTCACTGGCACGTTGTTAAACGAGTCAGCGGCGCGGATAAGTTCTTCCGCCGGACGATAGATGTAATAGGTGCGATCCGGGTTAAGACCCATTGCCTGCCAGCCGGGGAGACTGGAACCGCGATATTCGCTCACGCACTCTTTGCTGATATTGCATTTCGCGATGTCCATGCGGCCGTAATCATCAAAGCTACGCACGGATGAAGACATGTCGTAGGAGTCGCCGCGCCAGCCATTGGCATACGCCGCTTTCTCTACCTCTTCGGCCTTTTCTTTAGTGGGGTAAACCTTTCCGTGCTCACCCCAGTACCATTTGCCGTCTTTCTGCTGTACAGGCATGGAATTACCTTTCTCAGGGCAATAAAAAAGGCCGCCTCAGCGACCTCATTTGTTAACTTTTTCAGAACGGCAAGACCGGCTTCCAGGAGCACCCACAGTGAATTTCTTCCCCGGGCAACACGTTCTCGCCGTTATCGCCAACTGGCAGCCCTTCATCAAGGTCGAATTCCTGACCGTGAGCTTTGACGTGTAACGGACGCGGGTGACCGCCGCCGCCGGAGTGTATCCAGATGCCGCGGGTAATCCCCAGCGACTTCTGACGCACCCTGGCGAGTTGTGCGCATGCCTTGTTGTTCTGGTCCAGCGCGATGTTTTCCGCGCGCCGCCGTGTTATCCCGTATTGCTTCTGTAACTCCTCGGTCATGTACTGCAGGTCACGACCGCGCCGGATGGATTCCATCGTGATGGTTTCCACCTGCGTGAAGTACCGCTCCGGGATGGATTTAATCAGGCTGACGTTTTCCGCGACGATTTCGTTGATCGCCTCTTCCATCTGAGGCGTCATCGTGAACTTAACGCGGGGGATTTCAGCGGCAGTCAGCGAACCTTTTAATGCCCGGGTGCTGAAATTGTCCGCCGCCTGCGCGAACGCTGGAGCAATGCGCACGGCAGACTCGGAAAACTCCAGCACCCATTTTTCACGTATTTCCTGAATTCGCTCAGCGACATCAAGCGCGCCGCGATTACGCTGCATGCTGGCGTTGTACTGCGCCGTCGCCCAGTAATTGGTGCTATCCACCATGCGCGTAATCAGCGATTTCAGCGACGATGCGTACTGTCCGGCCAGTTCATTGCTGTACCGTACACGGCGGAGTGTCTTTATCTTCATCATCGAATCCCGGTATCAGGACTGGCTTAACGTACGGCACGCCGTTGAAGCCAGAGTCTTCGTCGGACGCCAGCACCTTATGAGCCTGCTCAGGAGTGATCACCTCATCTGAGATCAGGATGGAATAGGTTTCCGCCTTGGTCTTGTTGATGTTGGCAATCTCTTCATCGCTCATCTCGTCCAGCGGGTTGAAGTCGATATAGAGACCTTCGTACCACTCGCCGAACTCGTTAAAGCAGACAAGTTTCAGTATCCAGTCAAGAAGCGGCTTGTAGCCGTTCTTCTGCTTGTTGGCCACGTTCTCGTGCTGCGCGTCACGCTCGCCTTCGCCGCTGGCATTCATGCCGCTGGGCTGGCTACCTGTCATGCTGGTCACGCTCAGGCGTGACGGCATGCACAACAGTTTTTGCTGCTGCACCAGCAGGTCATTCAGGCCCGTTAATGCGGTGTTCATTTGAGTCAGGGTTTCTTGTTCTTTGCTGATAGCCAGAACACCGTGATTGTTTTTTCCATATACCAGAGTGTCGAGTCGCTTATCGAACTGCGATTTATCCTGCAAATACGTTTCCATGTCCGTCTCCCACACATAAGTGCGGAACGACATAATGATGCGCGGGATATCGTCACGGACGCTTTCCCAGTTCATAACATAGGGCAGCATCATCTGGATCAGCGACAAGCCGCCGAAGTTGTAGGACGGCTTGAGCATGTCCGGCACGGAATACAGCACAAGCTGTTTCATGCGCGAAGCGTGAACCATGCGCCCCATCACATACCACATTTGCGGTACGAAAAAGTCGGGGCTGATCGGGTCGATTGCGTTATACGCCTGCGGGTAGGTCCACATTGGCTCTACGACGCGAAACCCTTCGATATCCCCTTTCTTAATTTTCGTCGGGTCGATCATCAACTCTTTGTCGCGCTCGTTTTCATCGCCTTTCAGCTTAACGAACAGATGCGAGTTGCCGAACGCCTCGGCGTTGAATCCAACCCTTTTGAGGTGCTTCTCAATGCCGAAAGCTTCGAATGCATCCTCAATCTGATTGATGATGTTGTCGCGATTGGCTTTGGTGTCGTTGGACTTCACCTTGAAGCCTTTGCGGAAAATCTCATTAACCGACTGCTCGCACGCAATGCGGTTCTCCGATTTCTGCGCCAGGTTGGCGAGCACCGGATAGCCCATAAACACCGAATCAGGCTGCGTAAACGTGTTATTCAGGTACGAATAATCAACGCTGTCACCCGTAACTACGCCCTCCGGAATCACGCCTTTAGGCGCGCTGTAGGGCTGATGCTTCATCGCCGCGAAATGCTTGTCGATTTTTTCTTTCTGGTACTGATCGTCAGTGACCCACGACTGCCCGACCCTGAGCGATTTCTTCTCAACTACCGGCACAGGGACGGGCGCTGCTGTTTCAGGTCTCAGCAGGTTGAATATTTTTTTAAACATTGGTTCACCAGCCTGAGTCTTTACCAACGAGCAATTGCGGTCTGCCTTTCATCTCTGAAATGGCGTCCATCATTGGATCCAATTGGTCATCGTGAGTGTTGAATTCCGGGTTTATCGCTTCCATCTCAACGAGGAAATCATTGATAAAGTCAGCATTCGCGGGGATTTTTATATACCCTGACTCGATATAGCCCTGGGTATCCATGAGGCGCGTGTACTTGTCCTTATTCCTCTGTATGGCTTTTACAGGACATAACGCATCTTTCCGGATGCTCTGAATTAGCCCGGTGCCGGATGCCTTGTCTTCAATGGCAAGGTGACGCAGTGGGCCATTCTTAAGCTTTTTGCAGTTGGCCCAGAACGCGACGGCGCGGCGCTTGAGTTCGTCTGATTCCCATTTGCCCCGGATCATGTCTATCAGGTAGAGATAGCCATCATCTCCCAGCCCCCAGTGCTCAAACACAGAGAAGTCGTTAACCTCTTTGGTTTTCTGCGCGGTATCACCGTAAACGGCCCGCCACTTGAGTTTTGGTAGCTCCCGGTATTCGCCAAACCATTCAGACTTGATCAGACCACCACCTTTCGCGGTTGGCCTCTGCTGATACAGGGCATTCCACACCAGCGACCCACGCTGCTTTGCTTTATCGACAAAGCTTTGCGGCATACGCTCGGGGAACAGGATTTCGCCAGGCTTGCGCAGGAAGTATTTCTTCCCGTTCAGCTCATGAATCTCTTCTTTCTCAGCCTCCATAGGAAAGCTGACAACGCGCCACTGCTCGCCGCCCTCTTCCGCCTTTTTCAGCAACTGGCCAGCCAAATCGCTCTGGTGCCAGCGG